CTTCGCCAACGTATGCTATACACATATTCATGGATGCTAATCCTTTTGTTTCATTTGTTGCAAGTGGAAGAAGTCCTTCCAGTACTGAGGCATTGGCTTTCAACGCCTCACTTAATTCCATCTTTTCCATAATATTTTTTATTTACCAGTTTCCAAATTGTTTTTCTTATAATCCTGCCATGAGTCGGCGAGCTGCCCCACCGAAGCGGAAGTGTAGAGGTCAAGTATATGAATCTCGTCATCGGCAAGCTCCACAAGCTCGTTCCGATAGATCTTCTCCGCAAGCACGTGCGCCGGAAGACCGGGCACGTTCCTGTAAATGCCGTCAGCAATATCCTTACGGATATCCGCTATCACCATATCCTGTCTGTCTATCCCCGTGAACAGGGGAAATTTTGTAAAATCAACTTTCATAATATTCTTAATTAAATACTGTTATCCGCAATAAAACATAACCCAATAATTGCCCATACATTTAACTGAATCCGGACGCATAATCCAGATCAATGGAGGACATCTCTTTTCCTCCGGGGGCAGGCAGGATGCGCCCGCCTGTCAGTCTTACCCCGCCGCTCATACGTTTGAAGTATATGGTATGTCCCGGAACATCCGGAGGAAGTGTCACTTCTATATTACCCGTATTAATAAACATCACATTGTCATCATTGTTATTCAGGGAAGTGCTGACGGATATGTTCCTCCAGTTCCCCACTATGCCATGAAGAGACACATAACTGTCATTGTTCGGATGAAGGAAAATGTTACCCCCCTCCACGAACAGAGGAATGCTCAGGGTCTTGATGTGCATCCCGATCATGGGATTCGGACTCTGTATGTCAATTCCGGCATCATACGATATCCCTTCGATTGTGACAAATTTCGTGTTCCCTCCGATTTTTACACGTGCAAATGTCCTTTCGTTATAAAACTCAATTTGTCCGGCAGACAGATTGAAACCAACATAAGTATCTGTTGTATCCTTATAAAGAGTTTTTGAGGACAACATGCCGGAATCTATGGAAAACGGACCGATACGTCCGCTATCCGCCGTGATTTTTCCTCTGATGTCCACATTGACCGCTCTGATACCGTCCGCATCAATCATGGACGCCTTGATCTTCTCGGTCAGCAACAGCTTGGTGGCGATAAAAGTCCAGCTCTGTGCTACCTCCCAGTATTTTATTTTTCCCGAAGCCACATTCTGTTTGGGGGTTTCCGTCGATACCGACGTATGCGAACGGATGCACAGGTACAGCAGGTTGTCATAAAGTACAATGTCGTAAAACTGCTGCCCTTGCTTGCCCTCCAGGTAAGACACAGACGCCTCCCATACACGCATACGCATGCGCGCCCCCTTATCTCCCTTGTCACCTTTTGGAGCAAAACTGACCTGTCCGGTTCTAGTCACCAACGGCATATCACCTCCTTATTCCTTGGTTGTGATGGTCCATGCCACGTTGCCTCCTGCCTGCTGGCACATGTCCCAAGTACACGTGCCGGAAGTGGCTGCTGTACCGGAAGTAGACGGGTTAAGGACTACTCCTGCACTGTCCATGAACACGAAATAGAAAGTCATGTCCTTGTACTTGGTGGTACTTCCACGCTTGACCAGAATGGGCTTATAGACCACCGTGTCACCACTTTCCCGGATGGTCTCGTCCTCGGGCGTGGGATTCAGGATCAAATCAAACGGATCGGACGCATCCATTACGGACTGCGTGTCCTGACCGATGAGCTTGCCGCCCTGGTACACCTCCGCCTTGAACACACCTGTCGTGTCAACCATATCGTTGGTGACGGTCAATGTCTGTGTGGTCTTTCCGCTCAGCACGCTCCACGCACCGTTGACCTGGTTGTACCACTTGTACGCCAGTCCGGTAGTGATCTCGTCACTGCCCATGCGCGCTACGGCTTTCAGAATGCAGCTCTGCCCTTTGTCCCGAAGGGTAAAATACTTGTTGTCACCGGCAATGATCGTCACATGCTTTTGGTTTCCGACCCCCTTGGTAATGGGGATGCTATAGACGAACTGGACGGTGTCGCTGGTATTCCCAACGGTCACGGTGGCTTCACCCTTGATGGTACAAGAGGCCGCTCCGCTCGCCTTGACCAGATTCTTGACGATCTGCAATCCGTAGTAATCCGTCGTACCGGGCTGGTAAGGGATAAACTTGAAATGTCCCGTCTCACCGCCAAACGTGTTGGTGGAGACATTGCCCGAGAACTTGATCTCGACATCATTGAAATACCATTTCATGGAGGAAGGAACCACCAGCCCTTCCGCCACCCGCGAAGAGGTGAGAATGAAGGACAAGACGGGCTTGAGCGAAGCGAAATCCGGTGCGATGTTCGTCGGCGCGGACGCTTCGCCCATATACTCCTGATACAGATCTCCCTGGTTACACTGGATGGCAGGCATGTATACGCCGCCCTTTTGCGAAAATATGACCTGTCCGGTCGCGCTGGCCAAACTCATGACGCTCCTCCTTCCCCGGTCGTTTCCGTACTATCCGTGCCTTCGGAGCTTTCGGTGTTGTCCTCCCCCCAAGAGGCAGGTGTGAATACTTCGACGGGATGGTCCGTACCGTCTATCTCTTCTTTCGCCGCCTGCGGGGTCAGGCAGACGCCGCCCGCTTCCTTGGCCCTGTCAAATACCGTGTCGCCGGGGAAACGTGCCACGTCCGCCTGCCACAATAATACATTGCCATCCGCTGTCCTGTTGCGGATATCGGTCAGATGCAACCGGTCGGCAACCTCCTTCGTTACTTTAATGTAAAATGCCATAATTCTATTGTTTTTAATGTTATCCAAATTTTCTTACTACTACCGCCTTGCCCCCCTGTGTGAGCACCTTGCCGCCTTGTGTCAGCGCCACGTAAGGGCCTCTGTCCTCCACCTCCAGCTTTAACATCATGCCGTTGCTGAAAGGTATCCTGGGAGAGTATCCGCC